GGAACACGTCGGCAACTTGGTTGCCGTTCCAGATTCCACGGTCGAAAAGCGCCGTTGAAACGGCAAGCTTCGTTGTGTTGCTGGCGAACTCCAAACGGTTTGCCGAAAACATGATTTCGTTTCCGTGGGCAATCTCGTTTTTCGTGTAGGTCATCGCCGTTAGCACGTAGCCAAGCTGAACGGCGAACGTCTCAATGTTCCCTTCGTAGAACGCGTTATAGGTGTCCTCGTTCGCCTTGTTCAGCACCACGTCTTCGTTGGTGCCGAAGAACCTATAGGCGCTCTTCTCGATGCGCTCCATCTGCGCCGCGTCAACCGTGTAGCTTGACGGCGTAATCTGCTTCACATCGTCAAAGATGCGGTCATACACGGCGATGCCGCCCGCGTTGGACGGGTCAAGCTGCTTGTTGAAGTCCTTAGCGGCCTGTTCCCTGTCCTTGTCGTTGCGGTTCTGGCTCAACTTGCCTATGAAGCGGATGAACGCGCCTTGCTTAATGGCGTTCATTTCCCCTTCGGTCTGCGCGTGCATAAGTTCTAGCGTCGGGTTAAGCACGTTGGTACCGTCGCCGAAAAGGTCACTTCGGTACTGGTGGCGCGTCATAACGCCGACGCGTGACCATTCCACGTACACGCTTTCAGAAGTCGGAAAGTCCAGCTTCAACCAAAGTTCGCCGCCCACGTCATAGGCCGTGCATTTGCTCGGCAACACCGGGTAATAGCCAACGTGCGTTGTGTTGTCATCAGCGAACAGCGGAATGATCAACGCCGTGTCGTTCACCTGCAACATGGTGTAAATGCGCTTGATGAACTGCGGCGTTGTCATCCACGGGTTGGGCTGGTAGGCCAGCGAAGCCGTGGCGTGGCTCTGCGCCGTGCCGCTTACCTCTGGTTTCAGCTTGCTTGCGTGGTTCGCGCCGCTCTCGATGATTGAGCGCGTCAACTCCGCTTCGTATATGCCGCCCGTCCAAGTGGTGAAGCTTGGTTGGTAGGCCGTGAACGTTGAGAAGTAGCCGTTTACGGCTTGCATCTGCTTGCCGTGAAACACGGAATCGAACATTGAGCGTAAGCGCGGTTTCAGTCTTGCCAAGGTTTCAGCCCCCTATCATTGATTGGTATTCGTCGGCCATGTCTTTAAGGACTACGAACGCGTCACACTCCGCCGCCCAAGCGTCAATGCGGTTGCGCGGGTCTTGGTTCTTCTTGTCCGGCGCAATGTTGCCGTTCGCGTCCGATCTGACGGCCACGTTTGAGCGGCACCACTCCGCAATTGGGTTGGCGTTGTCAACTATTCGGTTCTCCCGGTAAAGCGCCCGTAGTTCCTTCATCGGCATTGACAAGGTTTGCGCCCCCTGCACAACGCGCCTGAAATAGTCAGCGCCAAAGTACCCTTCGTAAGCTTCCACGGTCGGCACGTCGCGCATATGCCACGGGTCATAGCCGCAAGCAACGGCATAGATGCCGTATTTCTGCTGAATCTCGGCCACCCAATCAAGAACCGTGCGTTTGTCGATAATCGGCGTTGGGCACGTGCGCAAGTAGCCGTTGGCAATCCACGCATCATAGGGCACGCCGTCGCGCCCGCCGCGCCGTCCCTCGCGCTCCGCTTGCTCTAGCGCACGTTGCGGAATCCACGCCATGTGCAGCGCGTATATGTTCGGGTCGTTCGGGCGCTGCATGAGCAGACACGCCGCCGTAAGGTCGGTGGTGTCCGAAGCATCAACGCCCAGAATCGCGTATGTGAAGCCGTCCGACGGGTCAAAGGTCGCGTCGTTGTGGATCTCTGACCATGTAAGCCAAGCTTGGCTTTGGTTCTCAATCAGGTTGAAATCCTTAACAAGCAGCGTCGGCAGAAACGTAGGGTCGTTCTTGGCCTTGCTCACGTTCTTGCGAAGCGCTGGCAGTGATTTGATGGTGCCTAAGCCCGGATTCGCCTTGACCCAAGCCGGTTCATGCTCCCATTCCTCGCGTTCGTCCAATTCGTAAATAAACGCAATGAAGCGTTCAGCGTCCGTGCCGGTCGCCTGACCGTCAAGCCACTTCGCGGCGTACTGGTATTGAGCATCGAAGATGCCAGCGCGAACAAAACCGTTGGTTGTGATCTCCAAAACCAGCGGTTGCCTACGCGCCGACGTGCCTTGTATGGTCAGGTCGTACAAGTCGCGGTTTCGCATTGCCGCCAACTCGTCGATGATCGCGCCCGACACGTCCAAGCCGTCAAGGTGGTTCGTGTTAGCGCTAAGCGCCTTGATGGTGCCCATGTTCAAATCGCAATATAGGTCGCTCACGCGCTTGCGGATGTGCTTTGACAGCGCCGGTGACGTTTTAATCATGCGCCACGCGTTGTTGAAGCCCTTAGCCGCCTGATCGTGGGCGGTTGCGACGTTGTAGACCTCTGGTGCGCCCTCGTCATCGTTTACCTGCAAGTCAATTTCGATTGCGGACGCAAGCGCGGTCTTTCCGTTCTTCCTGCCCATGACCCAAAGCACTTCGCGGTACTGCCGCAAGCCCTCTGCGTCAACGAAGCCGAAAATCACGGACAGAATGGCAAGTTGGAACAATTCCAGCTTGAAAGCGTGCCCAAGCTTGCCGGATGGTAGGCGGCAAAAGCGTTCAATGAAGTTAACGTGCTTCTGTGCGTACTCTTCGCGGAAATGGTACGGATAAAGCGGGTCTTTGTTGTCCATGTCGCGCAGAATCTTTGCAGCTACCTGCTTGATCTTGCGACAGGCCGTTATAGACCCGTCCAGCACGCCGCCGAAGTATTCACGTATGGCTTTCTCGCACCGCCCAGCCTTAGCGGCCTTAGTCATAGCGCGTTTCAGCTAGGTAGTCCGTGAGCGCATCAGCAGCCGCCGCGCCGGTCGGCATCATGTCGCAAAGCTGCTTGATGCCGCGCTGAAACGTAGTGAAAAGTTTGTTGTATGCCTGAAAGCCGGGATGCTCGCGCAATCCCGATTGCCCGCCGCCGTTGTCATACTCGGTGTAGATGCTCTCATAAAGCAAATCTTTGCGGGCTTCGTCCAACTTGTACTTCATAAACGCGAGGTTGGGAAGCATCCCAAGCACAACGTTGCGCTTGTCCTCTGGTATCGCGTCTTTGGTCAGGCGTTGAAGCTTGCGCAACTCGCTGTCAACCCTCGCTTGCGGGGTGGCGGGCTTGCGCTTCGGCTTACTTTCGGCAACTTTGCCCGAAACTTGCGAACTATCGCATACTTTTTCTTTCTTCACAAGACC